CTGGTGTTTCACCATTCTTTACATCATAGGTATCGTACAACATCGTATTAGATTTTACTTTTGCTCTAATACCTACACGCCTAAGTATATTTTTTACATCCTTAAACTCACCTGTTCCTTTAGAATCATATGGTATTGTTGGAAATTGTGAAAAATACATATTAGAAACCTTCTTCTGCTCTTTCTCTTGTAATGAGTTCTATCTCTTTAAATTCTAATGATATTGATGTTTCAACTGGTGGAGCACCATCAGCATTACCATCAAATGTTTTGTATCTACTACCGCCATACTTTACATCCATACTCTCTAAGAAACATGTTGATATTTTATGTAAATAATTATTTTCAGCATTTTGATACATGTATTGTATATCAAATGTATTTGGCACAGTCATACTTCTACCAGAACGATTACCATCTGCAAATTCTGGCAACATATTAAATTTAAATGCATTTATTATTTTTTTTATTTCATCAGCTTCTGCTTGACTTCTAGGCATCATTTTAAATTCATAACTAAAACTTCTTTTGTCTATACCTTGAAATGCTAACTCCATTCTATCACTCTGAATAACACCTGTTCTCATTTCTGCTGCTTCTTTTAATCCTTTTAATCCAGGCCCCAAATCACCTACCATACCTACAGCAGTCTTTTCTAATGCTTCTCCAACACCTTTAGCATCTTTCTCTAATTTTGCCATGTCCACATCTGTGCCAGATAATAAATTACTAGCAGCATCGACAACCATAGAAGTAGCTACTCCTATCTCTGTGTTTTGATATTTAGCATTATACTTAACTGATACTTGTGCTGGCATATACATAGTTATTGCTGTATCTAATCTTGTTGTTGGTGCCCTTTTTATTGAAACTGTAGTGTCTATTTTATTTGCTTCTTTAACTTCATGTTGAACTTTTCTGGCAGCTTCTGTACTTTGTCCACCATCACGACCATTTGCAAAAAAGTAATTCATATAGTCTTGTTTTTTTTCTACGAATTTTTGTTTTTTACTGTCAAACTGTTTAGTTATATCACCAATTCCTCTCCTTTTTGCCTCATTTAATACTGATGAAAACCCACCACGGCCTCCACCTGATTCACTTTCTGATTCACCAAATTTTAGTTTAGCATGGTCTTGTTCATTGATAAAGAACATAATATAGTGTCCATGATTACCTATGCCAGGGTCAGCACCCACATCAATAGGAAAGGATAACATTTTTGTTGATTGTTTACTACGATTAAGTGGTGCTGTTTCAGAGGAATCACTTCCTATGTCACCACGAAGCACGCTACCAACATTACCAGCAATTCTTCTTAAATTTTTACCTAGTAATCCTGTGACGGCAGATTTGCCCTGTCTTTTGAATACATCTATTGCCATGTATAAATAGTCCTATATAATTTAAAGTATTTATAACGATTATGACATATAAAGGAAAGTTTAAACCTAAAAATACTACCAAATATAAAGGTGATTTGAAAGAGATAGTATATCGTTCTTCATGGGAATTAAAAATGATGAAGTACTGTGATACCACCAAATCTATTATAGAATGGGGCAGTGAGGAATTAGTAATACCTTATGTATCGCCATGGGATGGTCGTTATCATAGATATTTTCCTGATTTCTATATCAAAGTTCGTACTAAAAATGGTAGTCTTAAAAAGTATATTATTGAAGTTAAACCTAAGAATCAATGCACACCACCAGAAAGGAATCCTAAACGAAGAACAGGCGTTTGGTATAACAAAGTCAAGACATGGGGCATAAACAAGGCTAAATGGAAGTCTGCGACTGAGTTTTGTTTAGACCATGATATGGAATTTAAGATACTAACCGAAGACCACTTAAACCCTCGTTAGGCGTTATTTGATGCAAATACACTACTTTGGTCTCTGACATACCTAGTAGCATGATTTTGAACAGTAGTTCCACCTGATGATACAGTATTAGCAGTATTGTTATTAACTATAACTGAACCACCTGATTCTCTTTGTTTTAATTCAGCAGCTCTATCTGCAAGAGTAGGCCCTTGTAGATTTTTTACAAATGCTGGTGCTTCTGCTGATTCTGTTGCTGGTGCATCAGTACTAAGTTTAAGTTTATTTTTAACAAAATCAGGTACAGGTAACATGTCAATAACAGCATTGATTGCTCTTTTAATAGCTGTACCAATACTTTTGAAAAAATCAAAAACAGGGGCAAACATATCACCTATAAAGTTAGAAATTTTTGACATCACCTTTGCTCTAAATTCCATAATAGTTGTTCCTATTGATTTAAAGAAAGATGTAATTTCATCCCAATAGTTATATATGAGTACACCAATTCCTGCTATAGCTGCTCCTATTAAAACAAAAGGATTTATCATCAAAAGCCCTTTAGCAACAACTGCTAGTATACCTTTACCAAATAGAAGAAGTTTAGGGCCAATACCCATAATCGAAGCTCCTAAACCTTTAGCTCCTGCCAAAGCTTTACCCCCTAATAATGTAGCATTTCTACCAAATGAAATGCCAAGATTCTTTACACCATTAAGTAATCCCATGCTTCCTTTTTTCAATCCACCCATTATCTTACCACCACTTGTTCCATACAATCCACCAGTTTTCATTAAATCATTTTTAATAAAAGTAAGTCCACCTAAAAACTTTGTAAGTGCCATTTTTAGGGCTACTTTCGCAAGAAAGGCTGTTATTATACCACCTAAAACAATTAGTGTTTTTGTGAAACCACCTTGTTCACCAAAGAACTTTATAAAGTCCATTAATGCTTTACTTTGTAAAAGTTTAGCAAAAGCAAAATAAGCTGCTATAAGTAAACCTGTTTTTAAAAAAGGAAGAGCTTTACTTTTCATACTTTCACCGAAAGCTTTGAAGTTTTCTGAAAGCATACCAAATCCTTTTTGTAGAGCAGTGGTTTGTGCTTGTTCTTGTCTTGTTTTTTCTTTTTTTTCTTTTTCTTCTATATTTCTTTTTAAAGCTTCAGCTTGGTCTTGTCTTAATGGGTCTGCCTCAAGCATTGCTAATTGTTCTTTTTCTATATTAATTGATTCTTGAAAAGCTTTTCTTAGTTCTATTTCTTCTGGTGAAACTTTTAAAACATTATTACCTATTTTATTAAGTATGTCTATTGATTCTTGTTGATATTTAGCATCAAAATTTTCTTTATCTCTCTCAGCCAAATCTAACTCCTCTTTAGCCTTATTTGATTCTGCTTGTTTTTTTGTTAATTCCATAAATACCTTAGTTGAATCTTCACCAGCAGCAACTTGTTGTTTATATGATAATGATAATTTTTCTACTTCTAGTTGAGCTTGTTTTTGTTTATTAGAAGCTGATTCTACTGCATCAGAAAAGTTCTTCAATTTTTCAGTGCTATCTTTTCTAGCATTCACATCATCTTGCAAACTTTTTTGTATTTCTTTTTGATTGAGTTGAGCCATTATTTTTTACTTGTTCCTGTGTATAGTCCAAACCAAGCAGCACCAGCACCTACAACGATACTTATCAACCCAGACTGTTCCATAGTTGGAGCAGATAAGTTCATATACCAAATAACACATTTGTATAACAATACAATATATACTGTTAAAAATAGTCGTGGGAATATTCTCCATGCATCCACAGCTTTTGCCATGTCTATCCATGATTGATATTTGTTTTTACTAGAATCTACAACATTTGTATCTACTTCTAGTTCTATATTTACTTTTTTAGTTTCGTTTTGCATTCTCTTTCTCTATTCTTTCGTTTTCTTCTCTAATATATTTAGTTAGTAAACCCATATATATTTCTCTCTCATAGGGCAACATATTATCTAACTCTGTTAAAGAGTATTTATGATGTTGCATGAGTGCAAAATTACTTTCGTAGTAATTTTTTAGGCTCTCATGTGAGAGCCCTATACTAAAAAACTCTCTATACCCTCTAACATAACTTCACTAGTGACTTCTGTTTTAGGGTTAGTTACCTCTATTCTGTGTCTAAGTCTTGGCATAGTTTCAAAAAATTTTGCTAATCTTGTAAATTGTTCTGTAGAAAGTGATTCAATAAACTCATCTAAGTCTTTCTTTGACATATCAACCTTGTGAGTTATTTCTTCTTTGAAATGAACTTCTTCAATACAATCTGCCGTTAAATCAAAAATCATTTTAGTATTATCACTTCCACTTGTATACTTTGTAAATGTATCTAAAAGTGGATATTTAAAAACTATTTTAATTTCAGGTGTAAGTTGTATTTCATTTGTATGTTCTTCCACCATACCAACATTAATGTCATCTAAATCAATACTAACAGGAACTTGTGTTTTTTTGTCATCTGGGCAAGTCACTTTTATATCTATTTTTGAACCTACAGATTTACTTCTTATTTTTAAAAAGATATACTCTGCATCAAACATAGCAATCTTTTTAGTATCTATTTTATTAAAAGTACAATCACTTATTAATTGATTTACTGCATCAATAATCTCTTTGGTATTTTTAGATTCTTCTGCCATCATCATTCTTTTTTGTTCTTTCACTAGGAAAGGTCTATACTTCACTTCTTCATCTGTTGAAGGCATGTTTAAAGTATAAACTGGTGTTTCAAGTTTAGGTAAAGCCATAATTTTTCACTCCTTAATTATAATTTTCTTAATACTTTTGGTATTCTATTTAGTAGTTGTCTTTCCACCTGATTTGCAAGTACCCCTTGCAATCTATCTAATAAAGGTTTCGGTAGAGAACCTTCATCTGTTAAATTCTTCCAATATCTATAACTAAAAGTTACATTAACCTCTTGTGCCGTAGTTGCTGGACTAGCATCTAATCCTTGTTCAGCGATATCTGTTGGGAAACACTCGACTAATTCGCATCCATATCTTCTGTTACCATCTTGGTCTAAAGAATACATTTGTATAGTGCCAACATAATCATCATAATAACCAGCAGCAAATGTTTGTGGGTTATATGCAAGTCTTTGCCATGTTTCAAAAAATATCTTTTCTCTCATGTCATTATGACAATAAAACTTACCTTGAACATTACCATATGTGTATCCACCATTTGCAATTTTTCTTACAGGGCCATAAATGTTATCATCTGATGTTGTGTCAATACCACGAGGTGGAAATGCTATCGAGTTACATTGATATCCTACTTCTCTTTGTTCTTGTCCACCTACTTGTCCAAGCAATACTTGTGAGAATAGATTTGTAGAAGCACCTGTTGATGTTCCTCTAGTTCCTGATGGTGGTAAAAATAATACTTCATACCTAGATGGCATTGCCATCCCATTGTCATCTCGTAAGGGTGCAAGTAACTCATTTAATATTGATGAAGTGCCTGCCTCTATTAAACTATTTCCGAAATCCATTATACCATTCCTCTTGATTTTGCAAATACATGACTGTCAGATTGTTTTTTAAATCTTTGTACAGGTAATAGTGTTGCCACCATAAATTCATCTGCCT